CTCTAATATCTAAAATAACCCAATTAGGGACCCCGTTAGGGATTATTTTAGATACTTTACGCAACTTGTAAAATTTGTTTGAAATTACCTTCTACGATCTGATGGGCAATCATAATAACCTTAGGAATACCAACGTGTTCGATTTGTTCGATGACGGTTTCGGTAAGTTCAGCGTCTAGATTACTAGTGCATTCGTCCAATAATAAGAGAGGGGCATGAAAGACGTGAGCAAAGGCAAGAATGAAAGCCAAGTTCATACGGGCTTGTTCACCCCCACTGAGTATGGAAACGTCGCATTTCATATTCTTGTAGTATACCTCTAGTTGGACTTGGACTTTTTCATTTTGGGTTTGCGTTTTCTTGAGGGTGTGCAGTTGTACCGTTATGGGTTCTAGGAATATTGATTCCAAGTAGGTATTGACAAGTTGGGATATTTCCAAAATCTTCCGGTCGATCACCTCCGATTCCGTTTTGAGGATGAGCTTCTTCAGCTCAGTAGCTGCTGTCATTTGGCGTTCTAAAGTTTTCATCTGAACTTGGATAGCTTTCAACTCGTCGAGTTGGGTAAGGTACTTCTCATACTGTTGCCGTTGGAGGGTGTAAATCTCATAAGCGTGTTTTGATGAATTGAAGGTATGGATACGTTGCTCGGTATCTTGGATATGATTCTTAAGGGTGTCAATGTCTACTTTTTCCCTAGAATCCCTATAATGGGAGGAGTGTGCTCTTTTGTTTTCAAGGGTTAGTAAATGATGGGTGAAGTACTCTACCTGTTTCCGAATGGACTCTTGAGCTTTATATGTATCAATAGCATCTAGGGTCTGTGGTAGCGTCCATTCGGGAATGAGTTGTTCGAGAAGACGTTTTTTGCGTTCCTCTTGGGCGTCATTCTGGAATTCCAAGGTTAGGTTTTTGTTGTAATATTTTTCAGCCCAAACGTACTCCTTTTCCAAGTCTTCCAAGGTAAGGTCAAAATCAATGATATTTTCGATTTCTTCTTTTCTAGCTCTACAGGGTAGTCGTTCGGCGATTTCTCTTTCGTGTGCGACAATTTGTTGGTCGAGTTCGTTGAGCATCATTTTTTTCTGTTCAGCGTTCATATAGGTTCTCTGTTCGTCTCCAATATGTTCAGAGAGGACCAGCTGTTCGTTAATCAAGGAGACTAGGCTTTTGCACTGAGGGCATTCATACTCACCTTCGTAAAGCGAGAGAAAATAGTTTTTCCCTACCGTAAGTCTTCTCAATTGTCCTTCTAAAAGTCCCAAGTCTTCAACTTTTTCGACGAGTTCTTGATGTTCTTTATGGAGTTGGATATGTTGATTTACCGTAAGGATCTGGGTTTGAGCCTCTTCCTTTGTCAATCTTTGCCATACATTTTCTAGAGGAGGTAGTTCATTAATCTGTCTCAAACGGATAAGATTGTCCTCAAGAACCTTTTTGGAATATGAGGGTACGGTGATTTGTTCGAGTTTGTGGGTAAACTCAAGTAGCTGCCGCTCGACTTCCTGTATTTTGCTTTCTAGCGCAATACCCTCATAGTATTGGCTTTCTTCTTTTTTGAGTTCTTGTAATTTTTGGATGAGCGTTTTGTGGATGGAAGTGTCAGGAGGATGGACCAACGATGGAATATCGATGGGGTGGGATACCATTTTGGAGAGAGTGTCTGATTTACCCTTCAGAAGAAGGTATCGATTTTGGAGGATTTTAGCGTAGTTGGAGCATTTTTTCTTGAGTTCGTCGGGATTTTCGTCAAAACAGAGTTTTTCCAGGATTTCTAATTTTTCAGATGGAGATTGAAACAAAAAGGTTTTCTGATACTGCTGTTGGATGTAGCTTGTGATGTCAAAGTGTCTTCCCCATTTTCGATGAATATAAGATTGGGCGACATCATCCTCAAAAACTCCATCCGTTGTCTGAACGACAAGCCGATTGGGTCTTCTGGTACGGGTGAACGTCTCCTGATTGTGTTCGAGTTGTACGGTACAGGAATCGGCGCCGTCTGAGATCACTTTTGAAGGACAGTTTCCAGTGAGAACAAAGTAAATGGCCATCAAGAGGGTTGTTTTCCCAGTACCAGATGGTCCACTTATGAGGGTGATTCCGGAGTCTTCGATACTGAACACGTGGGTGGAGCGATAACAACGAAAATGGGTCAAGGTCAATTTCATATGGTCTGGTTAGGGGGTATTTTCTTATCCTCAAACGAAGCCTTAAATCAATTTAAACTTGATTAAACCGGATTAAACCGGATTAAACCGGATTAAACAAATGAATAAATTGAATTTTTGTAAATGGGTTCGATAAAAATTTACAAAACACCCAAATCCTTAGGAATGATTCCAGTTGAATATCACGAACATGTTTTCAAGCAGGCGAAGTATGGACACAAGGTGGATTTTATCATCAATCGAGTGCCTTACAGCCATTTAAATCAATACGTTGGGCGTTCGGGTAAGATTCGTAATATTCGAATGGTCAATAACCGTATTGTTTGGTTGGATATTGTGGTAGATTCTTATGGTTATGGAAAGCCCAAGCTAGTCAGTTTCCCAGTGGAGCACATTAGTTTAATCAAGCCAGTAGCCAAAAAGACTTACTCCGGTTATAACGAGTACTTCAAGGACTTCAAGGACTTCAAGGATAATATTGTGGACGGAAATCAAGCAGAAAACGACGACGAATACGAACCAGAAAATGCGGATGATATTTACGATGATTAATAAAACATTACAGATTTCGGATCTCAAACCTGCCTCTACGTTGTGTTGTGTAACGTGATTCGGGGTGTGATTCCGGACTAGCAACTGGAGTCAAGTTCCGGATTTCAAACCGACCCCTACGTTGGGTTGTGTAACTTGATTCCGGAGTTGCATTCGGGGTCAGATTTCGGACTTCAAACCTACCTCTACGCTGTGTGGAGGGTGACATCGGGGGGAACAAAGGTGTCTCTATGACTTCAAACCGACCGACTTGTTTTCGAGGAGGTCGGACGTCGGGAAGTTCTACTATTTCAAATCTTCCACGACGTTGCGGGCTCTTATTTTTCTTCGTACTTGGACTTCGACTACGGCTGCGTCTATTCCTTCTTCTCGGACTTGGACTGCGTCTTCTACTTGGACTGCGTCTTCTACTTGGACTGCGTCTTCTACTTGGACTGCGTCTTCTACTTGGACTACGGCTTTGCTTTTTCCGATTGTTGTTTCCCCTTACGTAGATCGGTATTTCTTCGTCATCCAAATCGGTGATCTGGAATCTTCCCTTTTGCATGCGTTTATTAATCAATCATATTGATTCATTAAAAAGTAAAAAAAAATAAAAAGCCTGTTTTTTGGGTATCTCCTCCAAAGTAATTTAAAGCCTTGAATAATGATAAGAAAAATGAGCACAGCAGTAGCAAGAAAAGAAGGAAAGGTATCCGCAAAGCGATCCCCCAAGAAACTCGAAACCGAATCATCTGAACCCGTTTCAGCCCAAGCTGCTGAACCCCAAACCCAACAGGTTGCTAAGAAGGTGAAGGCAGCTAAAAGCGCTGAAGCCGCACCTGCTGGTAAAAGCGCTGAAGCCGCAGCGGCAAAGGCACCCGTACGTCGAGCAAAGAAAGCTTCAGAATCTTCTGAAGCTGATGCTTCGAAGTCTGTCCCTGAAGACAAGGTAGAGTCCAAAGAAGCCGATGAAGCTGCGGCAGAGTCGGAACAAACCACCGAGAATGGTTCAAAAGATAAGTTGAGCAGGAAGAAGAAAACCTATCATCAGTTGGTCTCCGAATTGGACAATTTGAACCAATTATTGGAACGTTACGTCAGCGAACACAAAGACCAAAAGGTACCTGGGTTGTCTAAATTCCTGAAAGACCTCGAAAAGGGTATTAAGAAGGCTAGATTCCATGTTCAAAAGATTGGCAAGAACAAGTCTTCTTCTTCCGGTCAAAACTCTCAATCAGGATTCCAGAAGCCTGTTCGAATTAGCGAAGCGGTTTCCCGTTTCACCGGATGGGATGTGAACGAACCAAGAGCAAGAGTTGACGTTACCAATTACGTGTGTGAGTACATTAAGAGAAATGACCTCCAGAGTCCTAAAGATAAGCGAGTAATTTTGGCCGATGAAAAACTTAGAGACCTTCTTGAGTACCAATCTGAAAGAGACGGAGATTTGACCTACGCAACTATCCAGAAGCTATTGGCCAAGCATTACACATCGATAGCCGCAGCATCCGCCTAAAGCACCTACTTAGGTATTCCTTATTCAAAAAAAATAAGGAATAAATGTTCAAGATTTTTCCGCCATAAATAAAAATGACGACAACATTGGGACCGATCACAACTAGCATGATGAGTACAAGTCCCGCGCCAGAAGGTTCCACTTTAGAAGCTACTTTATTAGAATTATGTCGCTTCTTGAACTTTCCAGATGAGAAACTAGAGCGTATGCGAGCGGAATATAGCGCGCTGGACGCAGAAGCACGGCGGCAATATTTGAGAGGAGAAATAGTGAAATTGTCAGGTTGTTCGAAAGATTTAATTGACGAAGATTTGAATAAATGCGCACAAAATACGCTTTTACAGTACTTTTTTCTTCTTCTTGAGCTCCAGAAGTACCAGAATGTGCTTCCCGAAGAACGTATGCGTGAACGTCTCGAAAAGTTGTTTACATACACAGAAGGTAATACACTTCCTCAAAATACGGAATTATTAATCAGAGAACTTAAAAAACTTGAAGAACTTCAACGACCACCCAAAAGCAATACAATTTGGTTTATTGTGGGAGGAGTCGCACTCTTAGTTGTAGTGGTCGTTTTGTACTACTTCCTGGTTCGTAAAAAGTCGTCTTTACAACCGCCTGTACAACAAGAAGCACAAGAAGCACAAGAAGCACTTCTTCAGCCCATACCGACAACGCCGTCGGCGCCGACAACCCCGGCGGCACCAAGCAAACGAGTTCGAAATAAAGCGATAAAAAAAAGGTAATAAATAAAGATGAGTGACCGATATGATTATGGTTCTCCAGAAGGGGACTATCTTAGTCCTAGACAGGACATTGTGAATGTGTACCGAGATCGTGAACGTGTAGGTGGTTTTGGAGATGTGATGGCTACAACCATGGCGTTCACAAAAAAATATGGAAAGGATTTTGAGCGTTTGAATCGGATGATGGCTCGATTGCAACCTGAAGATCGTGCCATAGCTCAATTGGAGGGATACTACATGGAGGTGGATAAGTATTTGTCTATCCCGGTGCAGAATGGTATGAGGACCGTTGTGGCACTTTTTCGAAAGGCTCCTAGAAACATTTACAAGAATCCGCAGATGTTTCTTTTAGGTTGGTTAATGTATGTAGAAGGTCTTTATTTTGCGAATCGAGCAATCAAAGAGACCCAGCAGACCGAAATCTCCCTGGTCGATGTTATTCGATATCAAAAGCTTGTTCAACGATTGGATCAGCAGCAATAGGGCACTCCTCAATATCCATTTCTTCCTCTTTCTCGTCCTCCTCCTCTTCAAGTTCTTGTTCATCTTCGTGTTGGGATTGTTGGGAATGCGAATCGGAAGTAGGTGAATTAGGATTGAACATGATATTATCAGAAGATATTTGCAGGCCTCTGATGGAATGGATATACGTGTGAACCGTGTGAACCGTGTGTCCAGTTCCGGTTTCAAGATGGATATCGTTAGGGGTAATTTTCTTCAGGGTAATATACAAGTGAATAAGAGAAAGCAAGTACTTTTGTTGTGACATTTCGAGGTTATACTGGGATGCCATTCGCAATACGAAATCGTGAATGAGGTTATCCTTAATGGTTTTACGTTTGATTTCTTTCCATGATTTGAAATGAATATATTGTAGGTTAAGGCCCACAATATATATGAAAAAATCGATAATATCTTGGGGAGTGGACTGGGTAAGCTCTACAGTGTGTTGTTTAAAAATAAGTTTATTTTGGGTAATGTGGGTTCCGTACGGGGCATCACCGAGTGAGACTCTTTCGACAATTGAGCTCCAAGTTGGGGTGAGCGTTACATCATGTTTAAGTAGATTCGGGTAAAGTATCATCCAATTTATTTGTAGGGGTTACGTTATTAATATGATTAATGTGCCCCAAGAATTTATTGGTAGACGCTACACTTTGTTCAATGGCGGTTTGGAGTAGAGACGCGTATTGGGTATACAGGTTGAAATTCACCCCGTGCTGATATAGAATGTATCGGATGGGTTGCTCAGGGCTCCATGTGTAGTAGGTATAACCGTAGTGGGAATACTTCTCTAGGAGCTCGGTGAGTTGTTGCTCAAATTCGGATTGTATGGAGATAGCATTGAAAAAGGAATACTTGGGAAGAAGGTGTAAGACGTGGTCTTCAGGGGAGACCCAAACAATGAATCGAGAAAGTTCGTGGCCTCTATATGTATTCTTCTGTTTGAGATATTCCCTTAAAGGACTTAGGCTTTGGATGTATCCACTTGGAGAATATTCCTGTAGCTTTTCAAGAACTTGTTGGGGATTCTGGAACTTTTCCAGTACTTGATGTAAGTAGCTAAAATGGGAAGATATCGGATTGCTCTGAAGAACGGATTCAGCATTGAACCACTTAGCACTTTGATTACTGTACTCAAATATTCTCTTATCGGGTTGATCGCTAATTTCAAGTATATCTTGCTTTTCGTCGAGTTTATACTCCATTTTAAGGTATTCCTTAATAATTCTTTGTGAATCTTGAGTGTCGTTCATGCTTCAAATTTAAAGACATGGTCTTATGTTTTTAAATGAGTATTGACTTGATTACAAGATATTATAAGGAGAATAAAAGCTTATATGAAATAGCCCAACTGATGAATGTGCCATTGGGTTCGGTTCGGTCGATCGCCAATGAGACTAAGGTGATATTATGGCACCTCAAGGCATTTTGCAGGGAGAATCGTGGAAAGGATATATTACTTTTCGATCTAGAAACAACCGGATTACCTCATCGTAAGGGATTCAACCAATACTATTCCTATACCGAAAACAACCACTACGATTCATCTCGAATTGTCCAATTGGCCTACTGCAGGTTTCGAATAGGAGAAACCCCAGAAGATGCACTACAAATCTTCAACTACTTTCGTCTTCCGGAAGACTTCCAGTTGACACCTGAATCAGTTAAAATCCACGGGATCACTTCGGAGCAACTGCAGGAACAGGGTAGACGTTGGGAAGATATCATCCATAGGGACAGTCGGTTTATCCAAGACTTAAACGAATGTGACTATATCATCGCTCATAACGTCCAATTTGACATGAATATTCTTCTGAACGAACTACATCGTATCAAACACCCCATCTCTTTGAAATGGACGAATAAAGTGCGATGTACTTGCAAATTGACCGATTATACCCGCCTCAAGGACTTGTATGAGCTGTGCTATTCTGGTTATTCTGGACAGAAGAATATCCGATATCACGATGCGAGTGGCGATGTCTTGGCATTGTATAGGATTTTGGATGCAATGTCAAAAGATTATGATGAAGAATAAAATGCTCCACCAATACGAAATCATTCGTGGGTATCCCTCTAATTATTCTGCTTCCGACACGGATATTTGGGAAGCTAGGGACCTTCGAACCGGGAAACCAGTCATCTTTAAAGTGTTCATTGCGGACTATACCATCCAGACGGGCAAACGAAAGAAAACGATTACAAATCCGAATACGGAACTCTTACTCCATGAAATCCGGGTGTACGAATTCTTAAAGAAGAAGTTGATTTATCCCAAAAACGTGCGAAACATAGTTTGCATCCAGGCCAACTTTTCTTTTACCCAGGAAGACCTTGCAGAAGCTCTCCAAAAGCCAAGATTAAATCTTTCGGGGGAAACCATAGCGGGCAATATAATGCGTAATTTTAAATATCTCGTACTTGCTGTTTCAGAAGACGAGAACAGACAGTCTATTACTGCTACGTTACCTTTTTCGGAGAAGGACTATCTGGACTATCAGACAGATTTGTCCCTTCGGAAAGGAATTGCATACGATAAAGTTGTGTTCCAATATGACTGTATTGTGACCCCCAAAATTAAATCTTTCACATTTTCAGAATTCGTTCAATTCGAGCGAATTTCTCTTTCGGAATTTGCTCGTTATATTTTTATCATATCGTGTACGTTGTATCTTCTGTCTTCGTGTGGAATTAATCAGAATGATACGCATTGGCGAAACATTCTTTTGGATAACACGTACTTTGGACCTTCTTCTTATCATAAGCGGGATTATTTTTTGGTTTACAAGGATTACGTTCTTTATATTGACAATACCTACGTACCGTTCATCTTGGATTTCGACCGGGCGGCTATACAGGGGCGGATTATAAAGCGAATGGTTTCCGATAAGTCATACGTTTCGGCAGGTAATTGTCCCAAATTTCATCCTAAAAGAGATTTCTTAAGAATGATGTGTTCTATCTATTACTACCTGACAAAGTATCATTCAAATTTACCGGGGAAAGACGCTTTCTTGAGGGAAATGATGACCACCCTAATTCATTCAGAGTTGATCCGTAAAACGTTCCGAATTGGGGTCTATACCAAAGATGCGTGTAAGATGTCCGGAGATAGAGCTTACTCATTACTATGCAAATCCAATGTCTTAAAAGATGTTTCTTCGCCCGATGAATTCTTAGATTGGTTTCTCTCTAAGACTGATTACATGTATTTTAACTGGAAAGAAGTTATCTCAGGTACATATAGTGCGCGTTCGACCGAACTACTTGGTAAATTTTGTCGCTCCCTACCTCAAGGGTCTAACCAAGTGAGACAATCTATTCTCGCAAACGTTCAATTCATCCAAGATAAATCTGAAGGTGACCAGGCTCGTTTCGTAGATTATATTCTCAACTTTCATATGAAACGACAATCCGAAGCTTGTCGAATCCTGTAAGTCTTCAAAAGTCCTCAAAAGTCTCAACTGAGGGTAAAAAGGTACATCGTTTGATTGAGGGAACTTACCATTTCATCTCGAATATTGACTAAGTCGGAATCCTGAACGGAATCCAGTTGTAAATCCTTCAAGTAGAGAATCAAATGCTTAAGCAAATTCTTGGCATCCGCGTCGGAAATTACTCGAACCGGAATGCTAGAATGTTTGGCCTTAAAATGGAGGATTTGTTGCCGCCCATACTTTCCTATGTATGTTTCCACAAATTGGTCCATCAAAGCTTGAATTTTAGAGAAACAGTCATCGGAGGCTTTGTGTCTTGCGTATGAACCTGTAGCCCAATGATAGACTTTAAGGTTATTCAGAAAGTAGAAAAACTCATATACGAACATTTTTATTTACCCTAGTAAAAATAAAAATTTATGTAATGAATACTTGAAATCGATACTTATCGAAGTCGATAATAGATACAATAGGCGTTGTAGTTTTGTAGTCCTTATGTCGATTATATAGAAAAAAAAGTGCTTGAGTTAAGGCATCAGAGACGTCATGTTGTCGTGATAAAGCATCAAACTCAGTTTGTAACCAGGGACGTGTTGTACTTTTAAGCTTGTATTGCATGACCCGAATACTACGTTCTTTACGCTGTTCATAATCAATTTGAGGTCCCCATCCAAAAAACTTGTGAACACTTCGAGGTGAAATCAGCACAGCTTTGTCTCTAAACTGGTAAAACAATAATTGTTCTACGGCTGTGTGTCCTTGGAAAGGTTGACGTTCGATTAGAACGTGTTCCGCAATCATAAATGCTTCCTGATTCAGGTAAGTAATATGGCTGAGCCAATCCGAAACCGTTTTGGAATGCTTTAATGGACAATTTTTCTTTGCTTCTTCATCTAGATGGTGAAACTGGGTAATATCGACCAACTCAAACCATACAATATCTTGGAAGGTGAAATCAGGGTTCATCTCAAGTAACATAAGAGCCAAGTGATGAATCCCGATATCAATGCTCATTATAAATTTACGGTCGGATAGGTCGGGCGATTTTGTATCCATACTTAAATTTATAATATTAAACTGGGTTTTAAGTTGGTTTTGGACCACCCATGTTTTTGAACAAGTCTCCGAGGTTAGGTAGACATTCGCCTCCTCCACCCGTCATAGACTTCATGAGGCCATCCATCATCTGTCCCATTTCAGGTTGGTCTTTCGACATTGAACCCATCATCCCCTGAACGACGCCCAACATTTTGGACATATCGAGCTGCCCATCGTTAATCTGACTATTCATGGAGCCCAGAATTTCCGAGAAAACGCCCGAACTCATTAACTGTCCAATGGCCTCAAAAGGATTAGAAGAATTCTCCAAATTAACGTTCTTTTCGACCTTCTCAATGATATCTGTCAGGAAATTGGTTTCATTCTTACCGGCTTTAGCATCTTTTAGGATTTGTTTGGCCTTCCCCGCGCTGTCTACAAGTGCGCTGATGGTAAGGATATGCTGCCACATCACATTCTTCTGGTCTTTATCGGCCAATCCAAACAAGTCTTTGAGATTAATAAATACACGTTCGGAGTATACTATTTTATCCTGGACTAGTTGAGCATGGGTTTTACCATAGATTGCGGATCGATTTGCTACACAGAATGTCTTGAAAGCTTGTACGTGCTTACGAATGGCCAGTTCATGAGAAAATGTCGTATGTTCAATCAATCTAGCGTACAACCGTAGAGGTTTGTTTCTAGTTCCAAATTCTTCGTGAATGGCCATGATAAAGGAATGAATAGCCTTGAACGGAAGTAATAGTGATTCAGATTCGGATTTCTGTTCCACGATGGTGGGTTCGGGTTCGGGAATGACACGATTGTCTTCTGTCACAACTGCGAGCGGTAAATCCGAAACAGGAGCTTCGTCTGTCGGCGTTTGTACCTGAACTGCTTCAACGACCGGTTGTACCGGTTGTACCGGTTGTACCGGTTGTACTGGTTGAACTGGTTCATCCGCTGGTTCATCCGCTGGTTCATCCGATGGTTCATCCGCTGGTTCATCCGATGGTTCATCCGCTGGTTCATCCGTTTGTACCTGAACTGCTTGAGCTGGTTCCTCCGTTGGCACTGGGTTAGAAATTATGACTTCATTTTCAACGACCGATGTAGGTAGGTTTTCGTCCATTTTACTTTAATAATATATTTTCAGTGTTTAAATAAAATATGTCTATTTCTTACTCAGGAATTGTAAATTACGGAAAAGCAATATTACCTTCGGTTGAAAGTTGGGGAAGCAATAATAATATTCTTCGAGATCCACCACGTTCGATTACTACGCGCCGAGTAGACAAGGTATCGGAAACGATGATGATTGACCAGGAAATCCAGGAGAGTGGAAATCGAGTTGCAGAGTCTATCCGAGTTTATCCTCGAGGAGCCAATGTGATGGTTGGAGTATCTTTCGACAATTACGGGTCAAATGGTGGAAACGGAATTGGTCAGAACTTGCTCTACCGTGGTCAACAAAGCAAACTACCTTATCGTGTGGGTAAAGATGGCGCATTTAGACCTCCGATTCTTACACCTGTCGACTTGCTACCTCTTTCACGTCTTCCGCGTAACAACGTAACCGTTAATCCGGTGGCGTATACAGCAGACTTTACTAGAAAGCTGGTTTGTCCGGGAACTGCAAAAGACTATCGCTCTGTGAAGAATGAGACGATGCAAGTTAACGCGACCGTTCCCAAGGTGCAATACATTCGAACTCCAGTGGAAGTAGGAGTTGCTCAGAATATTCAGGACAAAATCCAGGCAACGACTACAGCTGCGAAAGTTCAGTATATTCGAAAACCAGTTGAAGTAGGAGTTACCCAGAATATCCAGGGTAAACTTCAAGTTCAAGGAGAGACACAAAGAACCCATAGAGTGGAAAAACCGGTAGTTGTAGGTGTCGGTCAACATATTAAAGAGGAAGTGATACACCCCGAAGCTTATTCTAATATCCGTATCTACGATAATGCCAATCATAACTCGGTCAAGTACACAAATGACTCTGTAAAAAGCCACGTGATTCATTATAACACATCTGCAAATCGAAGCCAGAATATTAATAAGAGAGTAGTTGAATCTAAGATCGTTTATCAACCTAATCTTAAGGTCCACGCGTCTGCGACTTCGGGAATGAAAGGTACAACCGTAAAATATAATCTTCACGAAACTCAGGAACTCAAGGATAAGCCTGTACTGAGAGGAGAGATCCACGTCAATCATTCTCAGAGAGGAGTGTACGGTGCGCAGTCGCAACAACCGATGTCGCGCGACTTGTTCCTTGCCAAGAAGGCTTCAGTCGGTTCTAAAGAGTCTGCGCCGATGATACCTAGCTTTGACCGGAACTTTGGAGAACGTAAATTGAACGGACGTGGTTTCGGTGATATGATGAAAAATAAAAATTCCTTTAAATAAATATGCCTTTACCTATTAAACCCAATCATATCTTTATTTCTATAGCCAGTTATAGGGACGATGTGTGTACGATGACTCTACAGTCTCTTTATGAGATGGCAGACCAACCGCATAAGGTCTTCGTGGGAATTTGCCAACAGAACAAATCCGACGATATGGATTGTGTGGAAAACTCCCTTAATGATAAGTTTGCTTACAAACAAAACATTCGTATCATTCGTATCCCTGAATTTGAAGCTAAAGGTCCCACTTGGGCTAGATACTTGTGTAGTACGTTGTGGTCTGGGGAACAGTACTATATGCAGATCGATAGTCATACCAAGTTTGCCAAGGGTTGGGATATCAAATGTATCAAGATGATTGAGAAGATTAAAAAGATGGGCTTATCGCAAAAGCCTGTTTTGAGTCATTATCCCAAAGAATACGACGACTATAAATCCTTATCGGAGAGCAATCGGCAGGTAGTCCCGCGAATGTGCAAATCCTTCTTTAATGAAAGGGGAATGTTATCTTTTATGGGAGCCGAAAGTCTCGAAACCCACGATGTTCCCTATAAGACACCCTACATGGCCAGTGGAATGATGTTCGGTGAAGCCTCTTTCTTACAAGAGTTACCATATGACCCTAATCTTCCCTATCTATTTGTGGGAGAAGAAATCCTTCATAGTATTCGTTTTTACACGTTTGGTTGGGACATTTTTACGCCAACGGAAAACGTGGTTTTTCATGAGTATACGCGTTCCGAGAAACCGAAGATTTGGACCGATAATCCCTTCTATTCCGATATGGAAGCATTTAAGAAGGTCCAAAAGTATCTTGAGATGGTTGATGATTCAGTGGGCATTCGGGATGACGTAGCCACAAATATGGATAAATATGGCTTAGGGAAAACCAGAAGTCTTAAGGACTACCTAGAGTTTGCCGGTATTGACATGAAGGCGAAGAAGGTATATACTAACTTTTGTAGGGAAAATAATAAAGCATCGGACCAAGACGTGAAAGAGAGTAATAAGCTCAATATCGAATCATATATGAATATGTCTGACCAATCCTCTTGGAATAAAGTGTTCTTTGCCTTTAGTATTATCGCACTCGTCCTAGTGCTCTATTGTATTGCTCTCAAGAAGAAGAGTAAAAAAAAATTTTATCTATAATAATAAATGTACATCGTGAACGAAAAGAACGAAAGGATTAACATTGAAGACGTAGACCTGATTGAAAAGTTTGAATCGGGAGGTAAGAAGTATGACGATTTCGGGTTTGCCGCTTTCATCATTAGCATTATCCTCATCCTGATTTGCTTATATCAAATCTTCTTCAGTGGTGGAGAAGAAGAAGTAGAAGAATTATCTGCCATGTCACTACCTTCATCAATAGAACTCGCAGAATTTGCTCCACCCGCAGGAAGCGTAAGAGCATCAGCATCAAGCAAGAAATCATCGAGTTCAAAGAAGAAGAGCAAGGGACGCCGATATCGATAACCAAAGTCATGTCATTATAAAATAACAAGATATTTTATAAACGAAATGAAGATTACTCAAGAGAATATGTACAATATTGACGTCATTCCCTTCTTGATGTTGTACACGCAATTGTTATATGGCCTAAGTCGAAAGCGGCTCAATATATTCGGAAGCACCATCCGAAACTGGATTATCCCCTGTTATTATCACGATTTATCTCCTACCCAATATGAAACCTTTCATAAGCTTTTGGAATTACAACCGGAAATTAACATTACCCCTGAAATAGACGTGTGGGTAGAGCTTGACGAAACACGCTTCAAAACAAGCACGAGAGACATTCAGAGCTTATGTCAGAATCTTGGGTATGCTATTGAATACACTAAGATTACGCTAAACGAAAATATCCGGCAAAAGTATATCCTACTTCGACCCAAGTTTTCCAGACGGCATTCCTTTTCCTTGAGAATCCACGGGGCACAGTCTTTCATGAATGTAGACTTTGACGTGAACAACTTATATGTCAAGTGTGATCCTGATTTGGGTATATCGCAAATAAACTTTCTTTCGGCGATGGAACACCCACCGACAACAACAAGTTTCGGTTACCTTGTTGAACACAATAAACTACTGAACCGGACGATCCAAAACATCATGTTTAAACAGTGCTTATTACTTCCGTTTGAAGCTACTTATCCTCTTAATAAGGAGCAACTTCTAATTAATACGGAAAAAATTATTAACAATGGTTTCAGAATAATGAATCACTCGGCTCTTTTACCTGCTGTAGTGAACACCCTCAAAATGAACAAGTGCTCCATTTGTCTCGAAGAAATACCGACAGAGCACTACGACTTGAAGTATGTAGAAACATATTGTCAGCACGTATACCATACTCATTGTGTATTTAGCTGGTGGAGAAAGCAACAGGGGAATGAACCTACCTTGGGTTGTCCCAATTGTCGCACGAGCTTTACCATGCAACCTACCTAGATGGATTCTTGTCGATATTTCTTCTTCTCTTGGAAAGCTTTGTAGTACACAAACCCTGCAATTCCAACAACCGCAATGACTCCAACAACTATCCCAACAATCGCACCAGTGCTTAGTCCTTTTGCTTGAGAGGATTGCGCGGAGTCGGCGCCTGTGCTTTTCGATTCGGAGATGGAACCACTACCTGCTGAAACATCTACCACCGAAGGAGTGGGGACCGAACCACCGACTGAACCACCGACTGAACCACCGACTGAACCACCGGATGGACCACCGGATGGACCACCGGCTGAACCACCGACTGAACCACCGGATGGACCACCGACTGAACCACCGGATGGACCCATGCTAGAAGGAGCATTGAGCATACTATTACTACAGGGATCGTAAATACCGGAAGGGTTCTGTATTGCGCACACCGACTTACGTTCCCCGCAACATGTGCATAACTGGCTGCGGTTCCTTTGTAGGCATTCCATAGAAGCTCCGCAACTAGAAGCCTGTAAACAAGCATCCTGGTCCATCTTACAGGCATCGAATAATCCTTGGGAAGTATTAAACATACAGGGTTTTTTTCCGGAATTGAAACAGCAGTTACAAATTTGTTCTCGATTATAATCTAGACACCTTTCTTTTTCTTCTTGGGTACGGGCACTCGAACAGAATGAATTCCAACAGTAATTTTGGGAATCAACCGAAACGGGAGTAGGAATTTGTCCAAAGACAGAATCCAAACTTGAACCGTCTTCCAGTTTCTGAGAACAGGCGTCGTAATAACCTACACTAGGAATCATTACGCTACAACCTTTTATTTTATTTTCCGAACAGCAATCACAAATTTGACTGGATTTGTTCTTTAGACAATCCATCTTACTCATTCCTCCACCAGGGCAGATAGCATCCCAACAGGAATCTTGGGGAGCTGATAAACGCATAGCCATAGACATTTTATTTAAAAGGGATTGTATTTTTTTGAGAGTAAAAATACAAATCGCAGCAGTGACCGATGTAGTGAGGGATTAAGGGGATGCCGTTGCGACGATGTCTTGTTGGGCACCTTGTGGTCCCTGAAGATTGAGCGACTTTTGAGCAAGAGCCGGATTGACGGTGTACGCATAAGCATCTGAAGTTTGTCTGCTGACCCCGTCGGAGTAGACGTCTTGGAGAGCCCGGAGTTGTCGGTTGGTGTCGTTTTCGATACCTCCCAAGATGGACAGGGCACCAGGTCGTAGGTCTCTGTTGGGAACCACACTGGGTCTGAACCAGCCGTCTCGAATAGGGACAATACAACCGATATCTCCTCGGATGGGATCTCCTTGTCCGTATAAAGCGGATTTCGTATTGGAATACATCAATCGGTCGTAAACAACAACGGAAGCGGGTCCTTGCATTTTCTCGAAGGGTTGATACTCTGCTTTTACCACACCCATGTCAGCGAGCGCTTGAGCTCGTTCGAACGCCTTCGGAGCCGACTGACTAATTGCTTCGTACTTTTCGGGGTCATCATAGTTCTCTACGAGTTTCCCTTGGGACGCACAAGAGGGAACTCCGGCCGCCGACATTCTATCGGATTCGGGAGGTCCGTACGTCAAAGGGTTATCAGGACCGGCAAGATATTCGCTAGGGGGAAGATTGTACTGGATTAATGCACCCAGTGGTTGGAATCCATTGGATCTAGGAGCAAGAGCGGCTTGGTATCCTGGAGGAACGGCCATCATGGGACCGGAGTAGACGTTTTCACCTAATGCGGCAGAACCTTTACCTTTGCCTTTGGGTTGAATAGCGTATTCTTTTTGAACGTTAACGGTCATGGAAGGGATAAGTCCAAAGTTTTCTTGGATTTTCTTATTACTCACAAGAGCACCGATAGTAATGGCGCCAACTAATGCAATAACCAAGTCTGTCATTTATTAATATTACAAAATATTTCTTTGTAATTTAAAATTTATCAGATGCTTCGAATACGCGAAAATTGACATCCGGTCCTTTAAATAGTTTTGGGTCGTCTGAAGAAGACACGCGCGTTCGCCAGGTAAAAGTTTGTAGGGTCCGTCACTACTGAGAAGCTCTACGAAGATGTTCAGAAAGTCGAGATACTTGGGTGGGAAATCATATACACCGTCTTGAGAGGAGTCTGAAATCAAAGGTAGGTGAATATCTCTGAGGGTACACTCTTTTCTGTCTTCCTCTTCATCCGTATCTCTATGGAACAGTTGTTGTAGATATAGTTTTAGAAGAGGATGTACATGTTCATCCGATATCTGCGGTATATGCGGTATACTCTCAGGGCTACCGATGTTTCGGTAAAGTACGTACTCGTGTCGTTCAACCGTATTGAGAATCCGAGTTTGTCCAATATAAGTCGGTCGATATTCTTGACGTAGGACGTGAACCATATCCATCGGAGTACGTTCGTTTAGGCGTCCTTTAGGAGAAAAGGTGATATGCGCATACTTATGAGCGTCTTCTAGAAAAAGGCGTAAGTCCGATATATTCTGAATGGACTCTTTTGGGCAATAAACTTTATCACACACGGACGCTTTAAAGATATACAGCAACTTCTTTTTGTCATTCTCGTCTAGAGATTGATACTTGAGAATATTATAGACGCAGTTAATCATCAAACATAAGGCATCGTGATAAGAATCGAAGCTCAAATAAGGAGTAAAGCTTTGGAGGTCGTAAACAACGTGAGATTTGTCAAAATCCAAAATGACCGGAATAGCGGTGGAGTACACTCTATAAACCTGATTGATATCGATTAGATAGTCAAATGCCTGTTCATATGTAAAATACGTCAAGATAATGTTCCACGAGCACAAGTCATTATGGCTGAAGAAACACATCCGCTGAGCTACTCCAATAGAAAGTAGGGTTTGAATCATAAAAAATATCCATTCGTTCAGTTTGAAGTGTCTACTCTTAATGTAGTCAAATAAACTAGGACCACGGATGTATTCAAGGAACAACCCTTGGGACCCTTGGGACCCTTGGGACCCTTGGGACCCTTGGGACCCTTGGGACCCTTGGGTTTGTTCACAAGGAGGAATCGTATAGACAAAGTTGGGTATTTTTTCTAAGACCCGATTCATGGCATATAATCCTACAAACTGCTCGTGTTCAAGTTTAGACCGGAATCTAGAGGTCTTAACTACGTACTTATCGTTGATAACGGAAACCGTAGTATTGGAGTTTTGGAAAATGATTCGTTTACGACCACCGATACGGAGTGAATTCTTCAATTGCTTGAGGTTACCCACTGTGCGGTCGGAAGGGTTATAACTTGAATCACTTGTATGAGTTTTTGGATACCTTCTCAAGTACTCGTACACTACGTTTCGGATACTGGAAAGAGGTCTCGAGTATAAGTGCTTGAAGCATTTCTGGGAAATTTCACATAACAAGTTCTTGAGATACAACAAGCACCCATTTTTGGACAAGTGCGTATCGTAAAACTCTCTGGCTCGTAAGGCAATTTGTTCACATTTTGCGTCATTTTGTAAGCACCACTCTATACGTTCTGACAAGTCGGATAAGTCCGCGGCGACTGGAACGTAGTGTACCCACGGTTCAAGCTTACTTTCGAACCATAATTTATATTTTGATTCGACTAATAAGATAACGGAGCGCATGGCCAGCTCAATACTTAGACGATATGCTTGAGTATGTCCTTCTACGTGGATGATATACTTATAAGTGGATTGTTCTTCTAAACTCAGAGTACCCGATAAAGTCAATGACGCCTGAGGTACTCTAAGTGTAGAATCACCGTTTACCTTTCGATAACGGGTATTCCAAGCGGTAATTCCCACGTTAAAATGAGGTTGTTTCTCAAATTGTTCACATAATTTCATTCGAATATTGTTGTCCGAGTTGTATCCAATACCTGTGTTTGACCCTCTAAATACTGCAAGTTCCTTTTTCTTATTCCAAGGAGTAAGGAAATGGTCTTGGGTTGCAATGACGCGTTTGGTCATTGCAAAATGGACCTGTTCTTTAAACATGACTCGGGTCCAATCATCCATAGTAGGAATAGGAAGGTCGGCAAACCCATCCGAGACACATGAAGACAAGATAGGCATATAATTTGGGTACTGATGGGAAACTAGAGGGTGTGAGTCCGAGTCGTAAATATGGTCATAGGGTTCAGTCAGGTCTTTTTTGAGTAATGGAAAGTCTCTTCGATTAACAAATAGGTCAATATCGGGTACTTCATGGGTAAATTCGGCGCAGACCTGTTCAAACATATGCTTCATTTGACACATCCCAGTATCGGTTTCATTAAGTGGAGATTCATAACGAAAAAGGCCGTTATTGCTATACCAGAAACGAACGGGAAGTACGTTTGGATCGTTTAGGAGTTCTTGAGGTACGGTAATGCGGTCAGCCCATTCGTTTACAAAGTGGGCGTTACTAAAAGGTAAAAAGTTGACGAGCTTTCCCTTTCGAATCTGGATGAATATACCTTTCTTAAACTTGAAGAACACATATGAGAAAGTGTGCTGAAGAGCTTCGGGGGAGATACAGTATTTATCCCACAAATCGTGTTCATCGTAGACGGTTTCGGAAACCCATAACTTGGGACCTGTACGATTTACATTATCGGAGAACTGCTCTTCATCTCCAGCGGTAAAGTGATTTTGAGTAAAGTGTTTATATCTGGAGTTGGTGCTGACTTTTTTAACTTGCTGGAGTCTTACCGGTACAGAATAGGTATCGGGTAAAGTTTGACGGGTAGGCCTTGTCATGGTTGTGTATACTAGATATATATTTAAACTACTACATTCAATTTAATCGTTAGAAATCGTTAGAGAGTCTTTAGAATAGTGAGCAGTAATTCCACCCTAGATTTTCAAATATGGTTCTGCAGATTTCGTCATGGTAGTACTTCCGATCTACGGTTTTCAGAAAGTTAAACTCGTTGGGATTACATGGATGTTTATGACGTACGAGAAGTTGGTAAAGCAAGTGTTGATAGTTGAAGTTTTTACGCTCGTTTTCCGAAGGAAAAAGCTTATGATGCATCTGTACAAACTGGTCAAAATCTTGTAAAAGCTTCTCGGTCAAGTGGTTAATGTCATTGAGGGGAACTCCGGTGATAAGGTGATGAATGAGGTTGATGTCTCCATAGCACTTGGTTAAACGAAGTTCTTTTACGAAAAGGAAGATATGCTCTTTTGTCACGTTTTTGTACTTGCTTCGTTTAGTCTTTTTAGTGTGGTCGACAAGGTTATATTTTTCCAATTCAGCTTCTATCATCGTTATAATCTGAGGTTCAATCCCTGACTTATGTTTTCCTTGGTATTGGTTAATGCAGTTCAAAAAATGAGACTTTTTATCGTATGAGTATTTAGCGCATATATTTACCCTCTTGGAGTCGTTGTGATTGAGACGTATACTATTGGCCAAGTTTAGGGTGGTCTCCTGGATTCCACAATCTAGACAGATCCATACTCCGGTGAACTCGACCGATTCGGTAAGATGATTCGATTTACAACCTCCGCATTTTTGATTTTGGATACTTTGGTTCATATTATTCGAGAAGGGTTGTTCCGAACGTATTTGGGAGTAGTCAATGAGGTTGTACTCCTTCACTTTGTCGATGTATTTATGTATAATATCGACCTTGTCCTTCGTGTCCATAGGTTCCATAGGCTTAGAATCCAAGAAACTTACTTTTATGGGTGTTTGTAGGGTCGTTTTGTAGTCCTCCACGAGTTCCACTGTATCCAATAGATAAAAGTTTTGTATATTCTTACTAGTATCATCCTTATGCTTATCATACCATTCGTCCAACCTTTTCTTTAGGCTCTCGCTCATTGCCAAATTTCCCGTAGCGGAGGGTTCCATTGATGCCATATTGATTGGCTTGGATGATGTCTTAGTAAATCCAGATTGGATAGTTCGATCAATCTGTAAGATATCGATTTCGTCATACATTTTCTTTTATTCCCAAGCGCTTAAATAAATGAGTAAAAACTATCAAAAATCGGTGAACCATTGTGGCAGAAGAATCAATTATCCACGATTTGGAGCACTTGATTCCAAACAACAAGATTTGATACAAGCTAGAAGCAACCAAGCTCAAGCGGGACAATCTTTACAGGCACTTGTTCCCCCGCCTGGGGTCGACGTCGAAGAATCCCCGTGCAGGGACTACTACATCTCTAGGGATATTCAAAAACTAGACGAAAACTGTATGAACTGTATTTACGAAGTATGGAGCAACGACATGAACTGTACGTGTCAACTCGACCCGAAAAACCCCTGTGAATACGCTAAATGTGTATTTGAAAAGTTTAATACGAATCAATCTTGTGCTGAACCTTTCTTTGCCTTATTTAACGTAGACGACGTCCAAGACGAGTCATTTCGACCGCCGTTCACTCTGGGAGACATCAAAAATTGCCCTACATTTTCAGGAGCGCCAACCACTCCTGCTTCTACACCTTCTACACCTTCTCCATCTTCTAGCGTAGGAGATGTCGCATCAGCAGGGGCTAGTAGGGGATTATCGAGTCATTTTAGCAATTGGAAACATGTACTCATCTATCTCGCACTTATAATCGGTCTTCCCACATTATGGATACTTTTTAGCACGTATTTCAGAAAGAAAAAACAGAAATAAATTGAACTATTTATAAGCATTATTTACTTATAAATAACAACAACAATGAGTTCGATAGAGGTTCAATTACGTAAGCTCAAGAACGAGACGCTTGACGAAATTAAAACGTTAAAAACGTCCATTACACGCTGCACAGCTAATGTGGAACGTTTAAAAACCACAAAGCTGAAGTATAATCCGGAAGTGTTATTAGAACGTAATAAAGAAGAGTTAGCAGCTCTTGAACAACGTAAACTTTTCCTCACAACTAAAGTGGAGGAAATCGATAGCGGAGCCTATGAACAAAAACTCCGCGATGAACTGGCAGAAAACGAAAAAATCATAAAGTTGAAAACTGAGCAGACTAAGCGCAAAAAAAAGGAGAGCGCCGCGCTTTCGACGAGCTCTGCTCCAAAACCCTCCAAACCTGGGACACGTGCACCTTTCCATTACTCCCGGGATATCGGACGCGAAATGGATTACGCCGAAAAGCAGTACTTCAAGGACTGCAGGTCTGTTCCTGACCATCTTCGGGAGAAGCTAGCCAACATGCCACACCATATGGGATACGTCTGGAGAGATATATGGTGCTTCGGGGAGAAGCCCAGTAACAATAAGGAAGAACAAACTTTCTTTGAAAAACGAAACAATATGTTTTTGGTACATGTTTACAACAGAAGAACTCGAGAGTACAGTTTATATGAAAAAGACAATTCCAACCGTAGAAAGCTACTCAAAAGAAGTACGTATTAAGACTTAGTTTTAAGTTTCCGTAGTCGCTTCGTATATATTTCGAATAAACTTTGCAATATAATCTCCTTGTTTCGCTCGCTCCATTTTCTCTATGAGATTAAGGTCTTCTTTCTTGAGAGTGTTGAGTTGGATTGTTTTTGATTGTCTACGGACGTGGTCCATCACGAATATGCTCGATTTTTGAGTCAGTGGCTTCGGACTTTTATTGGGAAAGGAGTAATCTAGTACTCTATAAAAATCCAAAAGACTCTTACAGCGCATAAGCTCGTATTGTCGGTCTTTCTCAGCGTATCGTTTTTGGAGGGTATCGTAGTACAAACCTTCAATACACTGCGTAAACATCAAGAGCGAGCAAATCATCTTTTCATAGTTTATATCGGGAATGTGGTAGTTGACCAGGGCCGTATAATCACTTAGGAAGTGTTTCTTGATTTCTAGTACCGCCCATTCGGATTCTTCGCCTTCTTTGAGATACGAAGCTCTGAACTCTTTGACCCGAAGGACGAATAACCTAAGTACATAGTTCAATAAAGTTTTACTGGCAATACGGTCTTCAAACCTTACAAACTCCTCAATGAATCCTTTACATGCTTTTTCTAGTTCGTGATAGGGCATAGGGTTCAGTGGAAGTTCGATCAATAACTGCACGGTATCAATCCATAGATCATCCTTGAAAAACAGCACCGATTCCCGTACATAATCCCGTGTAAGTTCTTGTACTAGGCGAATCGGACTTATAAGTTTGGAATTATCCCATCCTGACCCCCACTGTACGTTCATCCCACTAAAGATGTTTCGAATTATATTACCCATTCTTTTGGACATCTCTTTACGCTCGGATTCCTTTTGGATATCATCTACGGTCGAGATAAGAAATAACTTTATGTCCGCGTAGGGGTCGAACCGAGTACTAGTAAAACCTTGCTTTGTGTGAGCCAGCGTACATGTAAGTTCTCTGGTTTCGGTCTCACAATAACTAAATCCAAAGTCAATAATATTAGGGATGTACCCGTACGTTGGAGTTAAGAGCTGTGTCTGTTCGTCGAGGATATACAGTAGATGCATATTGGGATTGCAGTTGCGAATAAGGATGTTTTCAGTGTGTAAGTCATAGTGAGTAAACCGATACTCTTGGGCCATGAATACGGCTAGAATGACTTGTTTGAGGATATTGATGATGTAGTCGTCTTTGACCTTATCATCTTCAATGAACTCCCTCAGATCGGATTTACTCTGAATGTATTGCATGAGCAGCATGTTTCTCTTGACGATTTTGCTGTCTCGGTTAAACTCCAAGGGAGAGTGGTCCATGTGTAAGTTGCTTTCAAAGGGTACTATACCGTAAGAACGATGAAAATGAGGACAATACTGGGATAGCTCTTCTAGTCCTTTCAAAATTTTGTACTCGTGTTCCACCAAGTTATCATCTACTTTAGATATCTTGTACATACAAGATAAGCTTTTATTTTGAGGGTGTTGTAGTCTACCGACGTAACCCTGTTTTCCATCTAACCGGTCTTTTTCATCTATCAGAATCAACCATTCATCCCACCTTCGGTGTTTGTTCTGGTTGAAATAGTTCTCAAAGTTTTTGAAATTTGCATCAAATAGTGACTGACTCATTTGCCTTTTAAAGGCGTGCGAGTTTCTATTAAATTGAAGTCGAATACTATTTAAAGCATCATTATCAACCCAATGACGTCTACTATACCCGATTTTGAAAACTACCCTATTTCTACTCAAACGTTAATCATCAAAACCAATCTGACGATAGACTGCCAAAAGTTCTACGATTCCATAGACTGTAAGGTAATCACTAAGCCGGAAACCGGCAAAAAACGTATGTCTGTATGCGTCGAAGATGGTCAACCTGAAGGTTCCATTGTCTTCGCTCAGTACAAAAATACGTTTAAAGGTACACCTTTTAAAAAGATATCTAAAAAGCACTTTTTGAATAGTGTAACCATAATTATGAATGTAGGAGTGAAATACGTTAATATTAAGGTCTCAAACAAGGGAAAATTGCAAATTACAGGCTGTAACAAAACTATCCACCCCGTGTGCATTATTCAACACTTCTGGTCGACCATAGTGAAGGAGTCCTCTTGGGAATTCCAACCCGGAGAAACGTGTTTCAAAGCGTCCGTTATTCCGGTCATGAGCAATATCAACTTTTCGATCGACTTCCAAATTAACCGAGAAAGTCTCAACAACATCATCAACACGAAGACCGAGCATATTTCCATCCTTGAGACAAGCGATGGCTACGTTGGAGTCAACATAAAGATACATAAGAAGAAGGAGTCCTTGGATGACGTATTAGTAGACCAATACTCGTATATTAATGATAGGTGGGAGCTTTCCAAGACCAAAGTCATGGACTACATTCAAACCCTCAGTACAAAAGAACAAAAGAAGAAGATATCCAAGTGCTACATCAATACGTTCCTCGTCTTCTACTCTGGAAAGGTCATCATGTCGGGTGGAATCTCAACCATCAACCGGAAAAGCGCGTACGAAGAGTTCATGTCTATCCTACGAACATACAAGAACGAAATTATGATCCCCGAACGTAAACCATAAACAAAAATATTTTGTCATTATGATACATAATAAACTATGAAAGCGATAGCTTTATTTACACCGCAAGCCGATAATGGTATTTCAGGATATGTACTCTTTCATCAGCCCGAACCACGTTCACCCGTGAAAATGTTCTTTGATTTGAAAGGGTTCCAATCCAATTCTACTCACGCCATTCACATCCACGAATATGGTGACCTTTCTGACGGCTGCAAATCCTTGGGTGCACACTTCAATCCCACCGGTACCCGACATTTCCACTCCGGAGGAGGACATGCTGGGGACTTGTTTAATAACTTCATTACAGACCGTTCCGGTAAATTCGTGTACGAGTACGTAACCGACCGAATCAGCTTGTTTCCCGGTCTTTCCTCGGTCCTGGGTCGCTCCGTTGTGATTCACAAGTTTCCTGATGATTTGGGGTTAGAAGGGGTATTAGCGGAGGACGGGTTGTACTTGTACACGGACATGACAACGGAACAGCTTCGAAGGCTTTCAAAGACACTGGGATACCCACAATTTTCCCGAGAGGAGATGGTTCAGCGTTTGAGACAGGAATCGCGAACCACCGGAAATGCTTCCACTCGAATAAGCGGAGCTATTATTGCTCTAACCAAGTCGTAGCTTCGTGTAGAGAAGATATAATCTGCTTCTGTGTCTCAGGTGAGAAATCTACTACGAACTGTACATTTGCTTCTAGATACGGCAATAAATCAGATGACCACCTGTTTTCGTTAATCAACGTGTGTACAATCCCACTTAGTACCGGCATGTCCCCGGAAAGCAAGAGTTCGGTAGGAAAACTACGAAACTCTGCGCACCCGAAAAAGAATCGGAGTATATGTTCTCGAGAGGCCATTCCTTCGTTCAGTAATTCATCATCACATTGGAAAGATGTTCGGCCTCTTTCCAACCAACACGAGGAGTTTGCATATTGGATAGCCCTCCGAAGGTCTCTATTATAAATGAGATATAATATATCATCCTGAAATCGTCTAAATGCAGACCTAGACCTAACGTGATACATCTCTTTAATGACTTGGTAAATTCCACATAGTATTCGAATAAAGTCTCTCTTAGGGTGAAATTGTGGACAATTTCCTCCATCCATCTTCGTTTCTAAATTGGTGAAATAACGACCATATATAGCGCTTCGATCAAAGTCATAAACTAATGGAGTGTACTCCAAATCTATCAGAAAGGTCGTGCGTCCGAAAACAAGCAGATAAACACGCGAGTGAAAGTCGGTGGGGCCATATAACGTATCGGATAGTAAAATATTACTCAAGTGGAGGTCGTTTTGATTGATACCCAAATTGGACATCTGGTAAAGTGTAGTCATTAGTACCGCCATATATCGACACAGTTTAGACGGTGTCCAATATAAGTTTGAAGTCAAGAAGTGGTCCATTTCGGGGCCCTCTATCATAGGAGTAACTACGTAGGCATAAGTAAACTTTTCAATCAACTTTTTATTCTGACTTGTCTGGGTGGCCTGAATTCTTGCCGGTTTCTTATCAATAGCCGTACGAGTACTTGTCTCCTTAAGCATAAATTTGGTATTGGTGATGATATTTTCAGTAATGTCCTTCTTCGAAAGGTTGTTGTAGGGAGAGCTCCATACAAAATCGAGGATACTGTTGAAATCCATGATTCCAATCGCATAAATTGGAAGAATGTTCCTCACATTATCCTTGAGAATAAGTGTATCTTGTAGGAGTCGGTACGTTCGTATCTCATGCTTCAATAGCTCATAAGAAGCCGGATGCTGTACTCCGTCTACAGTATCGATAAATAACTTCAATACAAATTTCTTTCCATCGATTCGTCTTTCGACTTCCCATATGTCGGTACGAGAACCGGAACCCTTTGGATAACCTTTAACGAACACGTAATTTTGGATAAGCATACTTTTTTATTTACCTAATTTTTTTTGTGGATAATCTTCAGACGGAATCGCTTTGCTGTATCTTCGATGCTACCCCTAAGGCTGGGTTTATTCCACAGGATCCATTTGGACCAAAAACCCGCCGTATAGATCCCAGAACGTGTCCAGTTCTCCCGCTTCTGATGCCGAATCGTGTATCGCATCATACGCTCCTTATCTTTGTGGAGAGTATAATCGGAATAACCTACCGCCCCAAAATGAACCGTTCGCTCGGTGTCCTTAGTTGTATCTCGGATAGTAACCTTAAACTTCTTACCCGATAGATTCGATTTCTCAAGGATACACTGTATCATATAGTTTATTTAAATGACTCACAAAAGAATATTAAAAATGCTACAATCTAA